ATAAATCAATTTAAATTGTATTACTTAAAGGAACTTGTTTATTAAGTGTTTTATTTCGAACACTAGACGCAGAATTTTTTGCTTGTACTGAATGATTACCTGTTAACCATGTTCCGCCGGAATAAACGTGTAATTCTAATTTAGAATCGGCATCTGTTATTATTTTGTTATTTACATAATATGCAGCATCAGAATCATATGAAATTAAATTAAGTTTTGTACGATCGATACGTTCGGCTGAAAATGACTTAGCATTTTCATTCGCAGCAATATTTTTATATTGTTTTAACATATATTAAATTTCCTGATTCCAAGTGTCTACATTTTTCGATGCATCTGTAATCACCCAATATGATTGTATTTCTCCAATTGTATGGTATGACGTATCATCGTTTTGACCTGCAAACCCGCCTAACTGGAAATAATCTCCTTCTAAAAATTCTTCATTTAAAATTACTAGATCTAAATTCAAAGTTTGAACTTCATATTGAAATATTTCTCCCCAATTTCCCGTAGTAACTGAAGAATTAGCAAATGGTCCTTTAAACAATTTGTTTAATCCTGTAATCGGAGAATTTTTAATTAAAGAAAAGTAACATGTACCAAAACCTGAAGAATATTCAACTTGCAATTGATTGTTTTCATTAGGGGCAAGAGCAACAGGCACAATTGTAGTATCATATCTATGTTCAATTTTTATCCTAAATCGTAAATCAACTCCGGAGTTTTTTATTTCCGGAGTAATAAAATAATGTCCCGCGCGTTTCTGCGTTACGCCATCTTCAACAAAATCAAAACTGAAACCATTGAATTTTGCTTCATCACTCCAAGTTCCAGCCGCTGTTTGTATTCGAAATGATGCCCCTGGACGATATCTTGCATAAACGTCGTCAATACTGTCTAATTCTATATTTGTATCTAAATCTAAATCTAATGTAGTTTCAATTGGATATGAAGTAGGAAATTTATAATATGTAAATTGCGTATCTAAAACTTTTAACATTGATGTTGTAGTTATATTAGTAGCAATTGGTTCAATTCGTAATAATTGATTTTGTTCGCCTTCTAAAAGAATGACATTGCCAGCTTCATCTCGCGCAATTACAGCCGGGTCGTTTGAACGATATGTAATTCCATTATTTCGATATGGTATCGAAAATGCAATTTTAGCAGAATCTAATTTTGCATTCGTTTTAATATTATTTGTTTCAACATCTCTAATAGGTTTAAGTGATGTTTTATTAGAGTTTGAATTTATATTATTTATAACAGTACGATTAAAATTTTCCATTATCTAACTACTTTAAAATAAATTTCGTCGTCGATATATTGTTCTGTAAATCCATCTACAATTTTAAATTCTAAACGATAATATCGTTCTGGCATAAAACCATTCATATCAACGTAAATGTAATTACTAGTGTTATCGCAACTTACTTTAGTATAAATATTATCATAAGGAATTATGTACTCATCTGTAGCTGCATCTCGTATTGCATAGTAAGTAGTTGATGGTAATCGTTTAACTGCTTGTATCGGAAATAAATTTGTTGGAGATTTTTGTGGGTATTTATCTCTGGTATAAATTCGTATTTTAGCTATTTCAGAATCTTTATATTCTGGTTTCATTTTTGTATATACAGTATATGACTCTAAATCTGCAGCCGATAAAGATGATGAATATGCTGAATTGTCCCAATACATTGTTAGTTTTGGAACATATATGGTATGAGTTTCTTTACTAAAATAATTAATATAACCAGTTACATTTACATCTGCTTCATCTGCATCTGAAAACTTAAGTATAAATCCATTATTATCTATAGATTGACTATTACTTCCACTAATTAATTTTAAAACTAAGTCAGAAACATCTAATGTTAAATCCGTAGTTTGATATGAATAATCATATGAACTAGAAAATGATGTGCTACCCGTACTATATAACCAACTACCACCGGCACCTGAGCCAGAAACTCTAATTCCAGATGTTCCTAAATCAATTTGTTGTGAACTAGAAATCCATAATGCACCGGTTTGTGAGTCTAATGACCATGATGCGTACGGAGTAGCCCACGTAACGCCATTTGAAATAATCGGATTGGAGTTTATATATCCAGTACCATTAATCCATGGCTGTGCAACCAGTTTAGATTCTAATGTATATTGTGCTGGTAAATTTTTTGCATTACTAGTATAAAGTTGCAATATGAATTTGCAAGAATTTATGTTGATACTATATTTTGATAGCGTATCAGTAATTTCTGTTTTATCAAACTTAATTAAAGCTCTAGATTTTTGTAATGTACTGCCATCTGTTCCAAGACGTTTACCAATTTCTAGAATTTCATCTAAACCAGTATTTGTTGTTTCTAATCCTTCATAAACAGTAGCATCAGATTCGGGATAAAATATTCTAAACATAATATACTTTTAGTATAAATATTCAAAACTTAATAACTTACTACTCTTCCGCGAATATCTTGATTTGGAAATTTAATTTCAAAAATACTAGGATCTAATGATGGATAAATTACGCCATTGCGTGTTGCAGTATCTAAATCATAAACATTACCAGAATATCCAAAGTCAGTATCAAATAAATTTTTAAATTTAACTCCTACAACGCTTTGAACGCCTTTTACGTTAGCTAACAATGTAGTTATATCTGATTTAATAACAGGTTGATTTATTTGCCATTTATCTACATCAAACATTGAACGTACTGCATCAACACATTTCAATAACGTTTCATTGCTATTATAATTTGATAAAACTGAAATTTCAAAATCAATTCCGATATTGATAATAAATGCGTCTTTTATATTTATTGCATCAGTTAATATGCGATAATAACCTAAATACGTTTTTAGATTTTCTTTGATTGCATCATTAAGTGCAACTAATTGTTTAGATTGATTAAAACCTAAAACATACATATTCATTGCTAATGGATTTGCAATTCTAGTTTGTTGAAAATCTGATTGTGCTATTTGATCATCTGGAACTATATATGCTTTTGCAACACTTCCAAATTTTTGCGGCATTGAATATGCTCGTATAATATAATCATCTCGTGTTACTAAACGATTCTGTGTAGCAAAATTACCTAATGCATTATTTTTAATGTCTTGCAACGTATCTGCCGTTTTTGCTCCTGCAGCAGGAACGGCATTATTAACAGCAACCGTTGTTTTTACAAAATTCAATATTGAAATGTTATTTGTAGAATTAATATCTTCATCATATTCAACGAAATCTACATTGGTTAATGTGTTTATAGCAACATTATCAGAAATACCATTTCCAACTGTATATGTTACAGATAATGTAGTATTAGCAGGAGCTTGTCCATATGTTCTAGTATATAAAAAATTTGAAGGATCAATATCTACATCAACTAATCTTCTAACACCACTTAATCCGTTTCCAACATTACTAGGATTTGGAATTATTTCTTCATCATTATTATCAGAAATACCAGAGCCAAATTGTAATTCTAATTTGTTATCACTTCGCAATCTAGTAATAAAACGTTTTGCAGTTTTTCTTAATTTAAGTAAACTAGGAGCCGATGAACGATACTGATATAAATCCGGATCGTTTTCTAATAAATTCGGTACAGATTCAAAAATTGTGTCTTGAGCTAAAAATGGAACTTCATACCAATTGTCCCCATCTGATTCGGTTACTGAAATTATTTCAATGATATTGGAATCTGGCAATACAATTTTATCATATGCAATTGCATTAGAAAATGTAAAAGATTGTTTTTTTATTTCACCGGAAACTGCCTTAGTTTGTTTTTTTAATAAATAATATGTAGGAAGTTTAGTTGCATCATCTGTTTCGTATATAGTAATTTCTGTAGAATCAATTGAAGATGAATACCCAAAATCTACAGAATCCAATGTTCTAAATACTGCAGACCCCGCAGTTTGTTTTATTTGCATACCTGGTTTAATTGATAATGCATAATTAAAATCCGGCTGAACATTGATTCCGGTGCCTATAGCAGGAACTAATTGATAAACATCTAATGTTACATATGCCGGCACTACATTCTTTGGACGATATCCTAACGATTTTGCTAAATCATAAATATTTGCACGTTCAGATGCTTGTTCTAAAAATGATTCTTTTAAATTATTATCTGCGTAATATGATAATACATCTCCTACATATGCAGCAATTTCCATGAACAACATTCCCGGGGATGATTCATTAAAATCATTATACGTATTAGGAAAATATTGTTTTGAAAAATCAATTAGATTTTTTCTAAGTTGATTAAAATCTTTGCCTAGATATGATATATCTTTTTTTATTTCCATGTTAACCTACTTCTAATACCCCGGTGTCAGTTACGCCGAGTGTTATGGTTTGCGTTGAATATTGTGCAACTGAAAAAGAAATTGTTACTTGTATATTATAGTATAAATCCGGATTTTCATCTGCAGTTACGATATCAATATTTTCAATTGTTATATACGGCAACCAATATGAAACTGGAGTTTTGATGGCATCATCAATCGTTTGTTTTAAAGATTCCATATTAGGTTCAAATAAAACGTATAATAAACGAGTTCCAAATGTAGGTTGATTATAACGTTCGCCTTTATGAGTTAATAGCAAAGTTTTTAAATTTTCAAATGCTTGATCGGTAGTTAAATAAATCGGAGTGAGTGATTGTAATCCAACACCTAAAGCGGCGGAACTAGCTGGGTCAACTAACGGTTCAATTACTTGATATGGCATTATTTACCTTTTTTCTTTTCAATTGCTTTCATTAATCCTGAATAATCACGTGTCAATGCTTTTGCAACAACTGGATCTACATCAAATGTTTTACCCGTCTCGGGGTCATGCATTACTGCGGGTGCTGCTGGCTGCTGCGGCATTTGATTTTGTCGCATCATTCCAAAGCCTTGTGCATCTGCAGAACTAAAACTCATATCTCTATAATTTTCAGACATTAATTCTGAAAAACTAGAAATAGATGGAGAACCTTCTTTCATCGAAGGCGTTTCATTTAAAATATCTGCAAAACCAGTTCGCTGAAATTGTATTTTGTTTTTTGCTGTTTGTTGCGGTACCGGTTTACCGTTTGCACGATTAACTGTCGTGTGAGATGTAGACTTCATCTCATTAATAGTAGATTGTAACCCTTCGCGAAGAATATCCGTTAACTCTTCTTTTATAACATCGCGTACGGCTTGTTTAAGTGCTTTTATCAATGTTTTTGAATCCATATGAATCTTTTTATATATAAATATTGCGATTAGTAATTTACGCCCATACTAGGCCATTCTGTATCTGATGGCTTAGGACCATATATCATTAAGTTTTGCGTATCAATATAATAATCACCAGTTTTACCTAAATCGTCGGATGGTCTTCCTACTAGTTGATATACTTGACTAGGAGCTTCTTGCAATGTTAATAAGCTTTGTTGTTGCTCGATTAATTTTTGAATATTTTCCGATCGACTTGTTAAATCTTCCTGTGACACGTTTATTTCTTGATAAAATTCAGAATCCAATAAATCATTATAATCAAATCCATCGCCAAATGAATCTAATGCATCTGCATCTCTCAACGTTGAAGTTGGAATACTAATTGCAGGAACTTCTCCATTACAACTTGAACCAATCTTACCTAAAGCTTCTTGTATAGGAGGAACAAATTTATTTAACTGTGCCGTTAATGACGGAGGGACTTTTGCTAATTGTTGAACTGATGCTAGTGCATTTTTGATAGTTGCATCTTGTACGTCTTTTAATAACATTGCAAGAAATAAAGGCGCAGTTACAGGATTAGAAAGTTGTGCAGCACTTAATGCCGTTTTTACTCCATTTGCAGCAGTAATTATTGTTTTTGTAGTATTAATAATTTTTTGTATTTTAGGTACCTCTGTTTGTAATTTAGTTATAAGCGTTTGCACATCAGTTAAATCTTTTTTGATTTTTTTGATTCTAGGATCATCGCAATTACATTTTTCTGGTAACTTAACTGAATCTTTTGCTACAGTTACAACTTTATCACCTAATTGATCAACTAATTTATTCAATTGTTGAATAGCTTTATCTGTAATTTGTGGAGGTAGATTAGGTATACGATCTAATGGAGGAAATATTGCCGGCATATTATGTTTTCTTTAAAAAATATTTGTTACTAGTTAACTCACTATATAATTTTTTTTGTGCATCTCTCAAATTCGTATCATTTAAAAATGTACCGGTAAGATCTCCGCACTTTATTTGTGTATATAATAAGTGTGATATTATCTTATCTAAAATTTCTTTTAAAACTTCACCGTGAACAAACCGTTCATCCGCATCATCACCTCCAATACGTACTTCTTCCGGAGTATTTAATATAATTGCTTTTTTTGAATCAAGTACAATAACATCGGTTTTAGCACTTAAAACAATTTTATCTCCTACTCCAATAAATTGTGAACCTTCAAATGAATTATTTTTTGTTGTTGGTTTTGATAATGTTAAAGGAATAACTTGATTGCTCGTTAAATATAATGAAGATGCATCTACATTTGGATTTTCTACGATAAATTGTTTATTTGGAAGTTGTTTGCGACCATTAGATAAAACAATAATAGGTTGTGCTGGATCATTTTCTGGTCCTGTCTCTCCCGGTGGTTTAGGACTTTTCCATGTAGGTTCCACATAATAATATGTAGGAACTAATGTGTTATTTTCAGACACTGAACGGTCTGTTGTAGAAATATTAACAGTGCTACCAAAACGAATACTATTTCCTAAACGCCCTTCAATTAATGTATCGCCTTCATATGGTTGTAACAAAGCAACAGGCTTACGAGTAAATGTTCGACCTGGTTTTGTTTTATCAATTTCATCTTGAGTTTTATTACCAGATATGCCTGGCAACATGTTTTCATTAATAGAACCTTGTAAGTCTACGGTATCAACATAGTACCAACTTTCTCGTCGTTTATATTTAGTTGATTGTTCGTTAAAAGTTTTGTAAATTAAAACCATTTCTCCAACTAATGGAATTCTTTTAATTGCATTGTTTGCTGGACGTGCTAATATGAATTGATCATTATATAATGTGCTACATGATCTAACTTTTAAAGCAAATAAACTATCTGTATTAGTTTTTCCAGCATCAGGAAAAATGTAAGAGTACGTATAATCATATTCTAATACTTCTGCAACATCCCAAAATATATGATTATTTGCTTGCATCGGTTCCTAACTTGCTTGTAACATTTTGTATTTTTTGTGTTAGTTCTTGCTGATCAGCATTCATATCTTCCAATTCATCTCGGAGTTCAGCAGTCATAGTTTGTTCAGCTATTCGAATAAGTTGCTGTTTTTCTTCATCGCTGATTAATCCATCAGCACCAGAAATGGTTTGCTTAGTAGAAATATAACGTTGAACGATTGCAGTTAATTTTACAAGATGATCATCATTCTTAACTGCAACATCTAAATATTCTTTGATTAAAGGAACAATAATAGTAGCATCAGATGCATTCTTTATTAAAGGTTGCAACTGAGCAATGAGTTGATTTATTTGTCTATCCTTCTTTTTAGAATTGTGATATACATCGGACATCAAATCAGCAAAACTAGTTCCTTTGAATAGTTCATCATTCTTGTCCATAACTTAAAATCCTTTAATATAAATATCAAAAAGGCAAGTTTATGAAGTCTGTACGTTCGTATTCTTTGAATTTGGTTTCGTAGATGTCTTTTAATACTTTTATAACTCGAGTTATGTTTGTTGTTTCTAAACCCGTACGTTCTCTGATAAAAATATAAAGAGCTTTTTTATTAAAATTTTCTATGTTCTCGCGAGATTCAAAAATATGTAAAACTGAATCTGCAACATGAATATCAGTTGGATTTGTAAAAATATAGTTTAAATTGTCATAACAATATTCAATGTATGCATCCATGAAATATTCTAACGTTTCTCGCATTTCTGCATTGTGTATTTCTGTTATAACATTGCGACGTTCATCAATATCAATTTCTAAAGTATCTGCTTTTACTTTTGCGTATCCTTTTTGATTTTCTGCTATAATATAATTTAATGCAGTTCTAGTATAATAAGAATATGCTTTACCCGCATTAGGATTAAACTTGTTTAAACGTGCTGTTAGAAAGGTTACTAAGTCTGTTTGTAAGTCTTCAAATGACGAATCAATATAATCCGGTTTAATTTTATTGATAATGTTTTCCGAAAGTTTTAGAAATGCAGGATAAATAAATCTGCGATAAACTTTTTCACGAAATGCTTCATTTTCCGGAGACTGATTATAAGCAGAGATTGCCATATCAGTTATCTTTGTAAAATAATTATTACTTTTCTTCTTCCTGGCCATCTTCAAATGTTTCTTTAAGTTCTTCTATAGTTTGTTTTAACAATGCAAACGTTGTACCTGCTTCATCATCTTCTTCAAATGCACCTAGGCGGTCAATTTGTTTCATTGAATTATAAGCTTCTGTAATTTTTGAATACATGTAAGCATTTGTAACTTCTAATTGTTCCATATATTCTTGTTCATCTGCTAGCAATCCAGCTAATACAAATGCACGTCTTGCAAAATACGATGTACCTGTCAAGAATATGATTGTTGTTATTGAAAAAAATAGTGTCATGTTATTCCTCGCTAAATGCTTTAAAAATATCGTTCAAAGATTGTTCAACGGCAGGATTATTTTCTGCTAAATTTTTCAATCCATTGCTTTTTTGTGTTTTGCTTTTTTCTGCAACTGGAGCCGGAGCTGATGTTTTACCATTTCTCCAACGTTCATATTCAATGGTAGACGCCATATGATCTGCATGATGCAAAAGTATTGGCAAATTTGTTTTCATTTTAGCTTGAGGTGATCTAGCAACGAAATACGGTTTATTTGCCTCATCATACATTCCATCATGAATCTTAATTGCTTGATACTCATTCCAAGACATTTTAACACCATATTCTTGCAACAACCAAATTGATAAATCTGGTACCATTGTGAATGGAATATTTGCATTTGATTTATACATTTTACCTTGGTTCTTACGATGCCAATCCGAAGTTTCTACTTGATATACTTCATTGCCATCACCTGGAAATCCTGCTTTACCTAAATCATGATGCATTGCAGCAAACAATAATTCTTCTTCGGTATAACCAGACATATCAGCACCACAGACTGTCCATGTATTATGCAAAGTTAATGCACAATCCATTACACGAAGTACATGGTCTACATAACCTCCAGCAAACGCATTATGAAAATGTTCCATGGAAGATGCTGGCATTAACGCCATTCGATCTTCGAAATCATCATACATCTTATTTAATGCATCTTTACGCGTAGGAAAGAATTGATTAACTAATCCTCGATAGCGTTCCCAATTTGATTTGATTTTTTCTGCTTCTAACATAACTTATTATAATGATTTATTTACGTATTTCCAAAACTTGGCCCGCGACTAGTTTTGATACACATTCTGAACATGTTATAGCCGTTGCCTTTTCATCGACACGTTGACATATTTCAGTGCAATATTTACATTGCATTTTTTTGTAACCTTTTGGTGGTTGTGAAGATTTAGATGATTTCATTTACACTGCATTTGGATGATTAACAAGATGTTTTGCTGAATCAATTTTTTTTATTGCTCGTGCTAAGTTATCTAGTGTCGATTGTTTGTCAATCATATTTTCTGTAATTGATCTGCCTAATAGGCGAATAACTTCTCTAGCATCTTCTAAATCACTTAAAATTGCAGCTTGGTAATTTAATGGTTTTGGCATAACTTCCTTTTATTATATTATTACTATTATTATA